AACAAAGCCTTACAGACATAATAAGAGTCCACGATATCCGACACCGGGTTCGTGACTTCTTTTTTGTCTGGGGTTATAAGTGTTTTCAGATTGTAGCCTGTCTCTTGCATGAACGCCATGTGCATAGCTTTTTTATCTGCGTTACCTTTACCGGTGGCTTTCTTCTTCACTTCAGAGGGACTAATGATCTCAACTGGGATATTTGCTTGGAATAGTTTATATTTGAGGACACCAGTATTCTCTGCGATATGAAATACCCTACCCTTTGCACCGTATGCATAACCCTCAATCGCTACCTGATCCGATCCATGACAGACATCACTCGCCCATGATGAAATGCTATCGTATCTTTGGCAGTCATGGTTGTATTCATCAAACTTACTCCCGTGGATGTTTGATAGAAATGTCTGTGCATATTTCTTGGTATCAGTTAGGAAGTAGAATTTACAGGCACAGAATCTGAATGGTTCATTCAGCTCGCCCTTGTGTACACATATTGCTGGACCCCGTAAGGAGTAATCGATTCCTGTAATTATCATACTGTATATATGTGAAAACCCCCCACTTGCGTAGGGGGTTCTCTAATCATTAAATGGAGGTGATCCAGCGAGACCCGTTATTTAATGAATATAATATCTATTCAGAATGAGATCTGAAGCTGGGTACGGACTACGTACTCACCAGAGTCACCTGAACGCCATCCGGTCTCACCGAGATCCCAAGTGGTATCAATCGCATTAAGAGCATAACCAAAGTCGGTTGTCCACTTAATGTTGTCGTTGACGAAGTAATTCGCACCAACGGTGATTGTACTTAGGTTTTCAGTAATACCTTCCTGCTCACCAAATTCATATGCAACGAAACCCTGAAGGTCATCCATGCACATGTATCCTGCTTGAACAGTCGAACCCCAGTTGTCACCAGCGTCACCGCTAGTAGCAACGTAGGCTGCTGTCAAGTCAAGAGCACCAACAGATACCTTAGTATCGAGGGTGTAGGTGAGATAATCGGAGTTCACTAGATCGTTGTATGAGATAGCTGCACCGACATTACATCGATCAGCACCAAACTCCCACACATCGCAACCAAAACGAGCGGTTGCTGCCTGACCGTTCTGGATACCAGCACCATTTGCGGTGTTGAATCCATCGGTGTATGCTGCGGCAATATCTAGCTTACCGAGATCCTTACTCCATTGAATACCCTGTGAACGACCCTGACCAAACGTGTTGGCAATGATCGAACGATCTGTCATAAGGGTATCCTGTTGAGCAACAAGAACTTCACGCATGAAGGGTGACTTGAACTGTCCTACACGGACTGTACCACCCAGTAGATCTCCTTGTGCGTATGCATCCTTGAGATCAAATGTGTTGCTGTCGTCACTCCATTGACCACTTACCTTATACTCCCAGTCATACAGATTACCGGAAAGAATAAGTCTTGCGCGAGGAACGCTAAAACCATGATTGGTTTCGAGTCCACCACCACGACTGTAAGTGAAGCGAGTCTGCAAGAACCCACCCAACTTTAGTGTCACGGGTGATTCCTCTTTGATACTCACGTATTGTCGTGAGTCTTCTTGTACAGACATGATGAGGTTATAGACCTCGGGACTCACTTCTGTTTGAGCAGTAGCAAGCGGTGCTGCAAGGGTTAAAGCTAAGATGCTAAACATATAGCACTCTCCTTTTTTTTGGTACTCAACCACCCCAAGAGGCGGCAGCGTCCCAGACAGTTGCGATTGCGTCACGGAACCAAAGGACGCCTTCCCAAGCAAAAGGAATGAGAGCGAGGCTGATTAGGCACGAACGGGTTACCCCGACCTTACCAAGCCACTTTGAAACAAAATCTTGGCCACAACCAGTGGCGGGACATTCTCCAGTTTTACTCATACTATTTCTCCTTGTGTTAGAGTATGTACCTATAGATCATCCATAGGATTTACTGGGTAAAAAATCAATTATACTGTATTTGTTAGGTTAAGTCAACTACTTCGCATGAATTTCCAGAACAGGCAAACGTCTGTGTACCTGCTGTGTTGTCTTCTTTCTCGTAGTCTCCTAGTTCTGCCCAATCAATATCTTTAGGAAGGGCTTTCAATAATTCTTTGTACTCCTCTTCAGTGCAGTCCTGATATGGAGCTTGTTTATATGTATGGTCTGAGAAAGGTAGGAATGACACACCAGATACTTCATCAAAGTGTTCCCATACCCATGCTCCGACTTCCATCCACTCATTTTCCTTTACGGAAATGGTGACAGATGGCTTGTGCTCACACCAACTTCTCTGATAAGTCAACCACAGATTCAACTGCTCAAGTGCGGTCATGTCAGTTCTGAAGACGGCATTCTTGGGTGTCTTCATGGGGAAAGAGAATACCATGGTGTGTTCTGGCTTCATGACATCAGGCTCACATGGGAAGCCCTTCTCTTTCATGAAGATACAGAGAGGATCTTTCACGTCAGCGCGAACCGTTCGAATATAATACGGGTTATGACGAGCGTGGATACCAGAAGCAGCGTCAACGAGCTGAGAGACCGTTCCACTGGGTTTCACGCAAGTGATAGCGACTGACTCATTGATACCAATCTTCTTTGCAGTCATTTTGTTCTGAACAATGGCTTGGGTCTTCAGTTCAGTGAGGAGTTTTTCTAGATTACCCTTCTTACCATTCGTAAGCTCAGAATCCATGATACCAGTCATAGAAACACCAAGAAGTCTCTCCTCCTTACAATTTCTCTCCCATTCGCTCGACAGATACTTGAAATTGGTCAGGGTTGACTGCCAAGTTCCTAGAATCGTAGCAAGGCGAACCTTTCTCGCAAGAGACTCTTTGGTGTCATTACCACGGACAACGATTTCTGTTAGATTGCAGAACTCCTTGTCACGCAGAATAATTTCACTGCATGGGTTTGTTCCAAATTCGTGATCTACTTCTCGATGCTTGTAGTCACCACCAAGAGAACTTCGGAACTCGTTTGCTTTCTCGGTCTGCTTCTTTGCAGCATCTCGATTGAAGATACCACGCTCACCAGACTTACTCTTGTAGAGTGAGAGCCATTCCTCCATGAATGTACCAATTTCGGGCTTCTCTTTGTATGCTACCGAGTTGTTCGATAGTGCTCTCTGCGCATCGGAAACCCACCACTGTCCGTGCTTCGCATCACGCATCCGCTCATCGGTAAGTGACGAGAGTGAGATAAGAGCACTTCTTCGTACTCCCCCGACCACGACAATCTCAGCAATCTTACAGATGATATCATGGCACTCGATGGAAGTGAGTTTTCTTCCAGCAGCACGCTGATAGGCTTCCACTGTGAACGTGAATAGATCGTCCAATGGCTGCGGACCCGAAGCTCTACCACCGAAAGTCTTGAGTCTTGCTCCGGCAGGTCTAACCTTTGACACGTCCCATTTCGGAATTTGACCTCCAATAAGAAGGGAGGTGAGTTCCTTGTAAGCCTTTGCCCAGCCCATCTTACTATCCTGTACAACAATTGTGGTGTCACTTGCTTCGAACTCTTCTGCGATAGTTGGTAGTTTGTTTAGGAAGTCACGCTCGACACTGAAACCTACACCAGTGCCACACATGAGGATGTAGAGGATCTCATCAAAGGCTCGGACCCGACCCGAACTGGCGAATGAGCAGTTGTATCCCGCAACGTTGTCACGCTTGAGTGCTTCACCGGCAGTCATGAGTGCTCTCATCGAAGGCATGATCTCTAAGTTAGAGACGGCTGTTTCGAGTTCTTCTCGTTCCTTCTTTGATACTTTGTAGTTGTGTTGTTCCAGTAGATGTTCTTCGAAGAAATCGAAATACCGCTTGACTGTTTCATGCCACGTCTCTCGTCTGTTTTCATTGGGCAACCAACGAGAGTATCTCGACAAATGGATAAAGGACTGATATAAAGAAGGAAGGCTTTCACGCATTAGATAGTTTCTCCGAGTTTCATTAAGTAAGATTATATAGTATCTTTATATGAACGCAAATGTTTTTTTATAGTTTATGGGGGGTGTAATCGATATCAAGATCTTCTAAAAGTTTCGGGGTATAATTCCAGCCACCGTTAGCGATTATTTCTTTGAATATCTCTCTATCGTATAGATAATAAGCCTCTACAACTTTACCTGCTCTCGGCCATTGCTCGCCCCCGTTAGCTGTATTGAGTGTAGGAACAAACTCAACATTCGATCTAAGATACCCCTTCACGTCAGTCCATACACCGTCAGGAGAGTTTGGATCAAGATTATTATATCCGGGAGGTGCAGTAAAACCTTGAGACAATTTTTCTATGTCACTAAATTTACCTCCATAGGTTGGAATAAATGAAACTGTTTGTATGTCACCATTAAATGGGGGAATATCATCCAGATCGATAGTAAAGGTATTTTTATTTCCGGTGGGAACTCCGTTTGGTGCGCTCACTGCATAGTCGCGGCCGCGTTTCCCGTCGTTCGGATCGCCGCCTTGGATGAGGTACGCCTTCTCGATGGTGGGAATACCATTCTGATTGAAGATATTTGTTTCTATATTTCCTTGAACCATTTTACCACCACCACTACCCCATTTCCTGAAGATACACGTATCAAAGCGAACGATACTATTGTCAACATCACAATACTGGGCTAGACTACTTTTTAACATTTCATCGTAGTCAGTTTCATTGTCTATCAACTGAGAATTTCTATCTGCGGTGTAGTTACCGGGAGACGTAAGATTTTGACTATCGTATACAGGATACCAATAAAGTTGGTTTGTGGGAAGTGGTGTCCCTACGTAACCATTAACGTCTTTTCCTTTGCTATCGAGGTAACCACCGTTTTCATCAGACACCTGCTGTGGCCAAAAAGCAGCTTTTGAATTGTCTCTTGAGAACTTATAATTGAATACACCCGGAAACACGGTGCCCTCAGTATCTACAAATTCCCTTGGTCTCGGTCGAGCAAATCCTTTGTATTCGGGATCAGCTATGGTAGTATTCACCACTTCCCAGCCACCCTGAATTCCATCACCCGAAGTAGGAGCTTCAATTCCGACCTGTCCGTTATTTACATCCGCCATGTAGAAATGTGAAATTCTGTTGTCATATCGCTCACCAATAAAGGGTAACCCATGCCGTTGATTTGCAGCGAGACGGATGAGTGATTTATTCAGACGATTACCTCTTATGTAAAGATGATCAAACGATTCAAAGCAATTCCAAGTAGCAGACTGCGTGCTGGTGTCACTGATTATATTCACAATAGCCCAGTTCCTGAGTTTATGTGCTGATCTCCAGAGATCACACTTACTATTCCTCCTCCTCACAATACCCCCCGAGAAATGTGCTAATTGAGAAGCATTATTAGGCATGAGATCCTTCCCAGTGCTCGGCTTGTGAATCCAGGCATCGAAAAAACATTTAAAAAAATGG